CTTTCAGTTTATCTGGATGCGGATGGCATTCCCGCCTGCCCCATTGAAGCTGTTTCGGCCTATGTCAACCGGGAGAATGAACGCTATGGTGTTGTCCGTGATATGCGCTCACCGCAGGATGAGATCAATCACCGCCGCTCGAAACTTCTGCATCTGCTCAATACCCGGCAAACCTTCCGCAAGGAAGGAGCTATCGCCTCACGCGATCCGCAAACCATGCGCCGGGAGCTTAACAAGCCGGACGGCGATGTTGTCATTACCAAAAACGCGACATGGGGACAGGATGTCGGCATTATTGAAACAGGCTCGCTCGCACAAGGGCAGGCTGATCTACTCGTTGAGGCAAAAGGGTTCATCGACCAGATCGGCCCTAATAATGCGCTCTCCGGCGTTGGCACTGAAACACAGTCAGGCCGCGCTATTCTGGCACAACAACAGGCAGGTATGGCAATGCTCGCAACTGTTTTTGCCGCGCATAATGACTGGATTTTGTGTGTTTATCGTCAGATATGGGCGCGCGCCCGTCAGTTCTGGACAGCCCCAATGTATATTCGCGTCACTGATAATATGGATTCTGTCCAGTTTATCTATGTGAATGAAATGATTGAGACAGATCCGGAGACAGGCTACCCTCTCCCTCAACCTATGATCCGAAACCGCATTGCAGAAATGGGCGTTGATCTGGAGGTTGAGCGTGTTCCGCATTCCGCCAACCTGCAGGCGGAGCAGTTTGACCAGATCGGGCAGGTTATTCAAAATCCTGAATTCCGGACTCCGGAGGTATTTGCCGCATGGATAGCTAATTCCATATTGCGGGATAAAAAAGTTCTGATCGAGGCTGTACAACCAAAACCGCCTGATCCGGCAATGGTTCAGTTGCAACAGCGCGGAGCAATGGCAGAGATAGCAGAAAAAGAGGGTTCTGCTATGGAAAAAATGGCAGACGCTCAATTGAAACAGATTGAAGCAGCGGTCAAAGCTGAAGAGGTTAAACAGGTTCAAGCTCAGAATGCTATGCTCGGCATGCAGCCAAATTTGCCTCAACAGCCCGCACCTCAGCAAATGCCGCAGGATATGGGGCAAACTCCTCCTGAACAGATACAGCAACAAATGATGGAGCAGCAACCGCCGCCGCCTCCATTCCCACAGCCGCCACAGCCCTATGGCGAGGCGGTTCCATTACAGAATTCCCCATTAAGTACCCTGCCAGACGGCGGGGTTTTTTAATGGATACGGTCGCCGCGAACGGGCGTTACGTGAACAGACAACGAAAGGTCTAAACAATGGAAGATGATGAATTGACAGGAGAAATCCCCGGATTTTTAGGCGAACTACAGGCAAAATCTGAACCTGATATTATTCTGGATCAGATTGAAGAAGCTGCTCCGCCAAAACCTGCTGAAACTCCAGCAGAGCCAGAACAAAAAACAGATGATACTGTTTCTGAACTGGAACGCCTCAGAACAGAAAATGCCCGTCTCTCAGAAGAGGCGGCGCGTAAAGAAAAGGGGTTGCTGGCTGAGGTTACAAAACTCAGAGCAGACAGACGAGATTTGAAGGAGGATAAAGAACAGCAACCGCCGCAAAATCCTCTGACCGACCCTTTTACTGACCCGAATAATTTCATGGCTGAGGTTAAACGTCAGGCACTGGAAGAGCTACGACAGGAAAGGTTCAGCAGTTCACTCCAGAAAGCTCACCTGAAAGACCCTGATGCTATGCAGGAGGGGTCACGGGTTGCTCAGGAAAATCCGTTTCTGTCTCAATTGATTGAGGACTCTGACGATCCGGGATCAGAAATCCTGAATATTGCCAGAGTGAAAAAATCATTTGAGGAAACAGGGAAAAATGATCCGGAGCAGTTCAAAAAAGCCCTTGAGTTTGTTGGAACCGATCAGGAATTAACTTTGAAAATCCTCCGCTCTGACAATCCCGGAAAGGAAGTCCTACGGTTTTACAAACGTCAGAATTTTGTTTCTGAATATGACAAAGCTGAAGATTTTGAAGCATTCATTCTGGCAAAAGCCCAAGAAATTCAGGCAAGGCAAAATCCGGCAGGAACGCCTGATCAACCGTCATCAAGCCCAGAAAACAAACCACAGGAGCCGGAAAAACCAAAAATCCCAGCGGCCTCACTGGCAGGGAAAGCGTCTGCTCCTGTTCCTAAAATCACTCCTCCCGAAAATGTTGCAGATTTTGCATTCGGGTAATTATGAAAAGAAAGGCATGTTATGGCTACAATTGAATTAGCTGCTGCAAGTCAGAAGAAAGTATGGACGNCCCGCCGTTATGATGAATATGTACGGGCTTCCGGCTTCAAGCCGTTTATGGGGCGCAATGCCAACAAGATCATTCATGTGCGTTATGATCTGAAAAATGAGCGGGGCGACACAATCAATATTCCTCTGTTTGCAAAACTCCGTGGCGAGCCAAAACGCGGGGCAGAGCCGATTGAGGGTAACGAAAAAGGGATGAACAATTATAATTTCCCTATTTCCATTGACTGGGTCGGTGATGGTGTTGCTGTATCCAATGCGGACACATTCAAAACCGAAATTGATCTGCTGGAAGCAGGAAAGGCAGGGCTTGTTTCATTCATGGGAGAAATCACCCGTGACGAAATTATTGATGCTCTGAATTCAAAATCCGGAGTCAATTTTAAAAATGCGTCCACAGCGCAACTGAATGCGTGGACTGTTCTCAACGAACATCGTGTTCTGTTTGGGATCAGCCAGTCAAATTACGGGAACAATTTTGCCGCTGCTCTGGCAAATGTCGATACGACAGACGACAAACTAAGTAAAAAACTCATTCAAAATGCCCGGTATTTTGCCCGTCAGGGCGGGGCTGATTTTCCGATCATGCGCCCGGCTGTCGTTGAAGAGCGGACAGGAATGTCCGGAGAAGGGGGTAACATTGTTGAGTGCTATGTCATGTTTGTTGGTGCTCGCTCCTTCTATCACCTGAAAAATGATCCGGAACTGAAAGAAGATCTCAGGCATGCTCTGGAGCGCGGGAAGAATAATCCATTGTTCCAACCGGACGACCTGCTCATTGACAATGTTATTATCAGGGAAATCCCTGAACTCTCTGAACGTTGCCTGATTGAGGGCGCAGGAAACGGCGGGGCAGATGTTGAGCCGTATTTTCTCTGTGGCGCTCAGGCCATCGGCTATGCAATCGGTCAAGATCCTAAATTTAAAGCAGATGAGCGTGATTACGGATTTATCAAGGGGGTCGCAGTTCGTGAACTCAGGGGTATCAAAAAAACCATTTTTGATGGTCTGGATCACGGCCTTGTGACCGGATATGTCGCCGCTCCTGCTGAATAAGAAAGGCTTTTCAATGATTATCAATGCAAATAACCCTGTCCGCGTCACGGACGCTCCTAATCATGGAGTGGGGAACAACGTCAAAATTGCTCTCGGTCAGTTCACAGTGATGAACACCATTGCGGCAAATGCCGTTATTCCCATGCTGGCTCTGCCCCGTGGGGCTGTTCTGCTCAATGCTGTTATTGAACAGGATACTACAATTACAGGAGGAGCCTATTCAGTCGGAACTGACGCTGATCCGACACAGTTCGGAACAGGAAAGGCTGCGAATGCTCCTATCCTGCTAAAACAGCAGAAATTGGAGGCATCAGAGCGGATTATCCTGACCGCAACAACTGCCCCGACAGGGACAGGCGGCAAGCTGATGCTTACCGTTTACTATATGGTGAACTGATATGGCAAAAGTTAAATTTAAAGGTAAACCGGGAGAGGCGCTGAAAATGTTCGGCGCCTCTTTTGTTTCGGGCGAGCCTGTTGAAATCAGCGATCTCAAGATATTGAAAAAGCTAGAGGGAAACAGGTTTTTTGAGGTCATGAAAGAAGCAGTGCAGCCAAAAAAATGAAAACCTCTCTGCAAATGATAGAAAGGACGCTCGGAATTCTGGGCGTCCTCGGAACGGGGCAGTCTGTACAGGCGGAGGATGAAGCTGTCATTCGTAGCTATATGACTGCGGCCATTGATGCTCTAGACAAACGAGGAATTGTCTCTCTATGGGCGAGTTATGAGGCTGATGAGTTTGAGGATGAACATTTTCTGACATTGCCACGCATCATCGCAGGATATGCCGCCCCTCAATATGGGATGAATGCAGAGATGGCTGCTCTACGCGCAGACGGTGAAGAGGCTATCCAAGAAATATTATCAACCAAAACAGAGACACGGGGCGAACAGCCCTCTGCACCATTATATTTTTAAAGCCATGCCAAGAGTTACAATAAAATTTCCCAAATCATCAGCGCCGGGAACAAAGCCAGCGTTGGGGCAAGGAAGGCTTATTAACGCCTATGCCACAGCAGAGAATGGCATGGAGTTATGGAAGCGCGTTCCCGGTCTCACAAAATACCTGACGCAGGATGTTGGGGAGATACGCGGCTTTCTCTGGCTTGAATTCTCTCAACAGTTAATGATTGTTGCTGGAAACAAAGTCGGGTTTTATTCAGGTGTCGGAGAAATCGACTGGAGAGGCGGGACGATTGACGGAGAAGGCCCTGTCACGATTGCCAGAAACAACAACGCTGAAACAGATATTGTCATTACGACCGGATCAAATACGTATGTTGTGCGTTCGACGTCTGTTCAGCAATATCCGGACGGCAATGTCGGTGTTCCGAACTCTGTCAGTTTTCTTGATGCCTATCTTGTGTTCACATATGCAGACGGGACAATCAGAGCCTCAGACGTCAATGTGACGGATATTCCGGGGTTATCCTACACCAGAGCCGAAAGCTCGCCTGACGGGCTCCTCAGAGGCGTTACGAGCCGCAGATTTTTCTATGCAATGGGCAGCTCTTCAATTGAGATTTATCAGAATGTCGGAAATATAGATTTTCCGTTCCAGCGTGTTTATGTTCTGGATACTGGCCTCTATGGACAATTTGCCGTTGCTGGCGACAATGTTGATGGATGGGACAACCCTATTCTGTTTGTGGCATCTGACGGAACTGTCAGGGCATTGCAAGATTATCAAAGTGCGATCATATCAACTGACGCAGTTTCCCGCGATATTCTGTCTGCTGATAAAAACGATATATTCTGTTTCTGCTATAATTTTGATGCCAACCCTGTTTTTGTCGTCACCTCCTCGCTGTTCACATGGGAATACAACCTGAAAACCCAAGGCTGGCACGAGAGACGGTCATTTAACCGCTTTATGGAAGATACGTGGCGCGGCAAACATTCCGTCCAGGCATTCGATAAATGGCTGGTTGCCGATAAAGAAACGGGCGTGATCTATCAGATTGATCCAGCTGAATTAACTGAGGACGGAAAACCATTAGTTTATCTTGTTGAGAGCGAGACAATGACGGGGTTTCCTCAGCAGGTTGCCTGCCGCCGCCTCGATCTGGATTTTGCGGTCGGCTACGGGTCTGAACGAGGACTTGATCCAATAGAAATTGATCCGACAATAGACATTATCTGGTCAACAGATGGCGGCGTTTCCTATGGAGTACCGGTTCAGAGAAAATTAGGGCGCGAAGGTCGTTATTCCAATCTAGTTTCTGTTCTTGGCTTAGGACAGTCATTCTCTCAAGGCTGGCGGTTTATCATTCGTATTTCTGATCCTATCGACTGCTCATTGAAGGGCGGTTTTATGAATTCCGAGGCTCGAATGGCATGAAAAAGATTATTGT